TGCCAGTACTTTCACATTTGCAAAATTCATGTCTGTTGTTTCTCAACTCGGTGAATTGGCTGTAGGAAACAAAGTCTGTGTTGTATCTCCTGAGGCACTTGTAGCAAACTTCTTACAACTTGATCAAGTTCAAACATTAGAAAAGTTTGGGCCTCAAGCAACAATTCTAACTGGTCAACTTGCTTCTCTTGCGGGTATTCCGATCGTTATGTCTCGTTTTATGTCTGCTGATATGGATACGGCAGGACTTTATGACAACGTAACAAAGACCAAAACAGGATTCTTAGTATTTAATACTGATTCATGGTATCAATACGTTAGACGACAAATTACAATTGAATCTGACAAAGATATTACTTCAGGTGCTATACAACTTGTTTCAACAATGCGTGCAGTAATGGATTCTCCTGATGCAGATGCTTTAAAAAATGTCGCTTTCGGCTTCAACTTACCTATTTAATCTTAATGGAGTTTTAAATGTTTATATTATCTTACAAATTGGGTAATGTTCAATCTACGGATGTCACTGTTGCAGTTCCTGCTCCTGTTGATTGTCGCATTGAATCTGCTCATATTATATGTTCTGTTGCTGTTGCTTCAGGTGCTTCTCCAAAAGTATCATGTGAAGTGTATGCCGATGATGATGCTACTAAATTATTGATTGCAGATTCACAGGCTTCAGGATTTGCTCAAAATGTTCCTGTTCCTATGGTTCTTCAAAATGGTGTCTCTCCTCGATACGAGAAAGATCAAGCAATACAATTAAAGTTAGATTTTACTAGTTCTTTGTCAAGTGCTACTGATATCTCATTTTATTTGAAATGCGTACCTGCTAGAGACATCTAAGGATTTAAATGAATGAGTTTGGTATCTGTATCAGTATTAAAAGAGTATCTTCCTGAGATACAAGGATCTAGTATTGATGCAGATCTAACCTCACTTATTACCCGAGTAGAGGGTTTTATTGCTCGCTATTTGGGTTTTCCTCTATCAGATTCTGCAACGTCTTACGGTTTAGATTCGTCTACGTATACATTATTTGCTGATAAACCTATGTACGGTCTTGAATATGTACTACAATCACCACTTAAACCAATCATCTCGATCACGTCAATTCATTCTGACGTTAATCGGGTATATGGTTCTGATACTCTAATAGATGGATCTCAATATGAGATAGATAAAGAACTAGGAAGAATCATACTCAAAGATGTCTCTCCTGATTCTTTTGATACTGGTTTTAGAGCAATCAAAATTGTAGGTTCTTTTGGTTTCAGTACATCAAATCCACCATCAGATCTAGTACATGCTATTTGTGTGTATTGTAGTCATTTACAACGTGCAAAAAGCAATCAGGGAAACGTATCTATCACTCAAAGAAATAGTACAGTTACATTATCACCTAGGACAATGCCTTTGGAAGTTCGTGAGATACTAAGAGGATATAGAAATGTCTCAACTATCTTTTAGTGATCTTCTGAAGCGAGTACGAGAAGCAGATAATAGACTTCTCCAGGAGTTAGAACGGGTTCTTATTCGATCCGCTCTAAGAATGGAGAGAGATGGTAAGATCAATGCTACCTCTTACCCAAAAGTTCAAACAGGAAGACTTAGATCTTCTATTACAGGTCTTGTAGATGCTCCTCTGGGATCTCCTAGAGTAGTACTAAGAGCAGGCGGATCTTCATCGGGATCAGATGTGGATTATGCTGAGTTTGTTGAATTTGGTACTCGTTATATCAAGCCTCGTTTGTTTTTGGGTCGGGCTGTCAACTCAGAATCTGAACGTCTTCCTGATCGGTTATCTTCTCTTCTTAATGTTGCTCTGGGAGCGGATTAATGCCTGATATCATACATGTACAAGTATTGTCTAGATTGAAGACTTTAACAGCTGTAGATTTTTCCAGTGGTTTTTCAGGTCTTGATCTGTCGAATCGTGTTGTTATTGGTGCCTTGTTGAATGCTCCACAGGTTCCTGCTGCTAGTATCGTCTTTATTGATACCATAGAACAACAAGGAAGAACATTAGGAAGATATATAGGTGAATCTGTATATCAAATTGTATGTTATGCAGGTGGTGATGTTCTAGAAACTAGAATAAAGAACGCCATGAATCTTGCGGGTGATATTCAAAAAGCAATCACTTCAGATCGTACACTAGGATTATCAGGATTGACTCAAGATGTAATTGTTAATTTTACTGCTCTTGATGGTGAGGAATATGGTATATCTAACACAGGGATCTCATTATTAGAGGTGAGAGTATCCCATCAATCTCAATTCGGTGTATAGATGACTTGGTATAAACAGAATTTCAAAAGAAGAATGCCTATAGCTATTGATACAAGTCTTGTAGCATCCGGATCTGTACAGTTTGAGATTACTATTCCTACGTATTGGGATGACTTTTGGAGCAATGTTAGATCAGACGGGTTTGATGTTCACATGGTTGATCAGAATGGTTTGATCTTGACGTTTCAAAGAGTATCATGGAATACTACAACGAAACTAGGATTGTTCAGAGCAAACTACGGAACAGTAAAGGCTGCAAATGTTATTCATTCAACCTTTGTATATTGGGATGCTTCTGATGAGAGTTCAGACTCATCTTCAACGGTTGGATCTTCTTCTCCTGTTAATGGAAGAGTCTATTTGGGGGCTCCCTTTGGCAATATTGTCAATCTGCAAAGTAGATCAGGATTGTCTACTGTTCCTACTACGATATTTCAAAAAGATCCTGACGAGGTTGTAGATGTATGGTTTCCTATCTCTCAGTTACTCGCGCCTTCTCAACTTCCGATTAATGAAAGACTTGCATTTTTATTTGTAAATTATATTAATATGCAAGTGTTAGATAGTTCAGGAGCAAATCAAACAGGAATGTATAGCCTAACAAATGTTAGAATAATTAACGGTTGGGTTAAGTTGAGAGTCTCAGCAGGATCAGACAATGCTGATTATGTAATCCGCTTAATATTACAAGATACAAATACTCAAACATTTGTATTATCAAATCTTTTACAAGTTAGAAAATTATTACCATCTTAGGAGGTCATCATGCCATTACAATTCGGTCGCGGTGCATTTATAAAATTAGGAGAAGAATCAACCTACGGAACCATAGCAGGAGCCATGGGTGTTGATAATAGAATCATATCAGCATCTTTTCAGAAGACACAAGAGAAGGAAAGAAAAACACATCTATCTCAATCAGGTGGAGGTGGTTTTCAGAATGGTCATTTTGAAGCCTTTCTTAATTGCGGTGGTTCTATTGATCTTCCTTTGCTTTATGAAGGTACAGGAATGTTAATCAAGGCTGCTGTAGGTAATGCAACGACTTCAGGCGGTGGACCTACTTATGAACACCTCTATATTCCTACAGCAGATGGAACTGTACCATCTTTGTCTATTGCACTTCAAAGAGGTACAGGGATCAGTAATTCAAAAGAGATCTTCTTAGGTTGTAAGGTTGCATCTATGAATATCTCAGGATCGGCAGGAGAAGAGATCACTGCTTCATTTGAGATTATTGCACAGGATTCACAATCAAGAGCAGCTGCATTAACTTCTTCATTTGGATCAGGTCGTCAAATGTTCCATTTTGAATGTGGTAATCTTTCCTACAGTGGAAATAACTTTGCAATGAAGTCTTTTGAATTCACACTTGATAACAAACTTGAAAGAAGAAATGTATTAGGAGATAAGAAGACACTTGAACCAGTTGTATCTGATGTAAAGGATGTTACTTTATCTGTTACTCTAGAGATGGAAGACAATCTATTATTTGATAACTATCTAGCAGGAACACAATCAGATGTGGTTTTCACTTTGACAAATAGTGATGGTGATGCTTGTGAGATTACAATTAGAAATGCCTATGTAGTTGATTATGATGATGCTATTAATACATTTGGGCCCATCGAAAGAACTATGACTTTTGTGGGTGAATCTGATGCAGTTGATGAAGCAATACAGATCAAAATAACAAATCAACAATCTTCTGCTGTTGCTAATTAATGAAAGACTTTAGCGAGTTCTTAATATATGCAATGGATAAATGCGGGTTTGATTACAGATCTCTCTCAAAAAGAACAGGAATAAAACATGAGATTGTTTGGAGATTGGTCTATAATAATCAAATTCCAACCATAGAACAATATATTCTTATATTGAATATTGTTGTAAAACATTCAGATCTAGGAAAAAATTTTACAAATACAAGGATGATTAAATCTTTAGAAAATCAATTGAACAGGGAAAATAAAAATGGAAATATTAAAGGAGATCGCTGAGGCATCTACGTTTCAAGTAGAGTGTTTTGGTGGTAAATTACTTATAGAAGGAAGAATCTTAACCGCTCCCGAAATAGAACAGATCGGTTTAGGTTCTTCTCTTTTGGCACAGGAGGTCTTGATGAATAACAAACAGCAAGGACTCAGCAACATCGATCAGATAAGAGAAAAAGCAGATAAAGAAGGAATGGAGGGTCTTGATGAGACAGAACTTCTTAGACTTCTCGACTTTGCAAAATCGATCAGACCTGAAACGATGGCAAGGATATCAGAGGATCAAGATAAGATACTTTGTAAGGTTATCAAAAGAGCCTCTCAAGATGGTATAACCTGGGAGAATATAACCCTTTGTCATGCTATGGAACAAATGAATCCTGATAACAATGTTCTATGGGTAGGTGTATTCACAACAGAAGACCGTAACAACATCATAAATAAGGCTATGCAGGGTCAACAGGAGGCAATAGAACGGTTACAACGATTTCAAGGATGATCCAAACTATGTATTTCTTATTGATCTTGTTGCTCGTAC